TGAGCTCATCCCGTTCACGCTCTGGACCTTTCCCGGCTACCGCTACGCCCGCCACCTGGGCCGGCTGGCGCAGGCTCTGGAGGCCGTGGAGTGCGGCATCATCCGCCGGCTCATCGTCACGATGCCGCCCCGGCACGGAAAGAGCGAGCTCGCCTCCATCCGCTTCCCGGCCTGGTATCTGGGCCGCAACCCGGACCGGCGGATCATCCTGTGCAGCTACGGCGCGGACCTTGCGACGCGGTTCTCCCGGCATGTGCGCGCCATCATCGAAAGCCCGCGCTTCCAGGGCGTCTTTCCCGGTGTGCGCCTGGCTCAGGATTCCCGGGCGGTGGACGCGTGGGATCTGGCCGGCAGGAGGGGCGGCATGAAGGCTGCCGGCGTAGGCGGGTCCCTGACCGGCCACGGCGCCAACCTGCTGCTCATAGACGACCCGGTCAAGAACCGGGAAGAGGCGGACTCCGAGACCGTCCGCCAGAGCATCTGGGACTGGTACACCTCCACGGCCTACACCCGCCTGGAGGAGGATGGCGCGGTGGTGGTTATCCAGACCCGCTGGCATCAAGACGACTTGACCGGGCGCCTGCTGGCCATGCAGGGCACGGATCCGGCCGCCGACATCTGGCACACCCTGCACCTGCCCGCTCTCACAGACGACGGGGAGCCCCTCTGGCCGGAGAAGTACAGCCGGGAAGACCTGGAGCGGATCCGGGTCACGGCCGGAGCGCGGGACTGGCAGGCGCTGTATCAGGGGCGGCCGGCCCCGCCGGAGGGGAGCATCTTCCGGCTGGCTGACATCCGCATCGAGGACCGCATCCCAGAAGGCTTACGCTGGTGCCGCGGGTGGGACCTGGCGGCATCCGCGCGCACGTCAGCGGACTACACCGTGGGCGCTCTGTGCGCCGTGGACCACGCCAACACGCTCTGGATCCGGGACATCTACCGCCGGCGCCAGACCTGGCCGGAGACTGTGCGGGACATGGTCGCCCTGGCCACCCAGGAGCCCGGCGTCATCTGGGCCATCGAGAAGGCCGGATTCCAGACGGCGGCCGTGCAGCAGCTGGTGGCCGATGCGCGCTTCAACGGGATCTGCATCCGCGGGATCGAGGCGGACCGGGACAAGGTGACGCGGGCCCTGGCCTGGAGCGGGCGTCAGGTGAGGCTGGTGCGCGCAGGCTGGAACCAGGAGCTGATCGCCGAGATGCTCGCCTTCCCGAACGCGGCACACGACGACCAGGTGGACGCCATCTCCACCGCCTGGGCGGGTCTGGCGAGGCTCGCCCCGCCCGCCTCCGCCACCATCGAGGACCGGGGCTGGTACGCTCCGGCCCCGGACGAGCACACATGGCTGTAGCAGACTTGCTGAAATGGTTCGGACTCGGCAGGGCCGTGGAGCAGGATGCCGCTCCGATGGACCGCGTGGAGCGCCTGTATGCGCGCGCCCTGGAGGGCCAGTGGGACGGCATCCAGGACCTCCTGGAGGAGGAGCGCGGCTGGAAGCGGATCTCCAGCCTGACCGGCCAGCCCACTCTGGACCCATCCGAGCACAGCCTGATGCTCCGCCTGGCCATGCACTTCATGGGCAACAGCCCGCTGGCCGTGAAGATCGTGCGCACGATGGCCGCGCATATGTGCGGATCCGTGCTGCAGCTCACCAGTGACGACGAGCGGCTGACCGCCGAGCTCTACGCCTTCTGGCAGGACCCGGTCAATGGCCTGGAGCGCGATTTCATGAAGCTGTGCCGGGAGTGGCTGGCCTACGGCGAGCTGTTCCTGCCGGCGTTCCCCGCGGAGCAGACGGGCAGGATGCGGATCGGGTATCTGCACCCGTCGCAGATCAGCGAGGTGCAGACGGACCCGGACAACGCCCGGATCTTCGTCTCCGCCACCGAGCAGCGCACCGATGGGGACCGCACCTGGCTGATCCTGAACAGTCCGGCTGTCCTGCAGTGGCTGCGCGAGGGGCGCAGCCTGGCCGACTACGCGGGGCCGGAGGCCAACTGGCTGCTGTACTTCCCGCTGCAGCAGGGGCTCCTGGGCCGCGGGCGGAGCGTCCTGGAGACGATGTTCTACTGGATCCACCGGGCCGAGCAGTTCCTGAACGACCGGATGATGCTGAACAACCTGCTGAAAGCCTTCATCTGGCAGGTGCGGGTGACGGGCGGAGAGGCGGAGGTGCAGCGCCGGGCCCTGGAGATCGGCAGCAGCCCGCCCCGGCCCGGCAGCGTCAAGGTGGTGAACGAAAGCGAGAGCTGGGAGGCCGTGGTGCCGAGCATCCACGCCAGCGACACCCAGAGCGACTACCTGGCCGTGCTGAAGTATGTGGCGCTGGGCGCCGGGTTCCCGGAGCACTGGGTGGGCGCATCCCAGGACGTCAACCGCTCCACGGCCGGCAGCGCCTCCGAGCCGACGATCAAAGACCTGGAAGTCCTGCAAACGCAGTGGTTTGACGGCGTCATCCGCCCGATGCTGCAGATCCAGGCTCTGCTGCTCATCAACGCCGGCATGCTCCGCCTGCCGGTGGAGGCCGTGGACTCCATAGACATCACCGCTCCGGACCTGACGGCATCCGATAACGCCTCTGTAGCCGAGGCGACGCTGCGGATGGTGCAGGCGGCACAGCTGGCGATGGCCTCGGAGTTGATGACACGCGAAACCGCACGCCACCTGGTGCACAACGCCGCTGGCGTGCCCGTGCCGGGGGATATCGAAGACTTGCTTGCCCAGGAGCGGCAGAGGGACGCGGCGGCCGTCTACGGGTCCGGGCGGCCGCCATCCCCGCCTGAGGAGAACACGCCATGACCGAGTTTGTTCGCGAGTCCGCTGTCATCGAGGCGGACTCGTTTTGCGAGGAGGAATGCGTCGTCCGCGACGCCATCCTGATCCGGGCCGGAATCAGCCGGAACCGGAACCGATACAGCGAGGAGGTGCTTGCGCGCGATTGCCATATCATCGAGGGGCTGCCCGCGCGAAGCGGGCACTACCGGGCCGGGGACCTGACCGGCCGCAGCGACCCCCGGAACCTGGCGGGCACCTGGCGCAACGTGCGCTACCAGGACGGGGCCATCCGGGGAGACCTGCACGTGTTCGAGCATTACCTGCCCGTGCTCCGGGCGGCCAGGGAGGCCCGAGACCTGATCGGCGTGAGCATTGACCTGGCCGCCCGCCCGAAGGTGGTGCGGGAGAACGGGCAGCTAATCCGCGAGGTGGAAGGGTTCGTGGCGGACCCTTCGAACAGCGTGGACATCGTGGTTCATCCGGCTGCAGGCGGCCGGCTGTACGAGTCCGCCACGGATGAGTGGTGGACCCGATATGAGGAGACGAAGCCGATGAAACTGACTATCGAGGAGATCAAGGCCCGGCCGGCGCTCTGGCGGCTGGTCGAGGCGGCCGTCGAGGATCCCAACGCATTGACGGAGGAGATCCTGGCGGAGAAGTATCCGAAGCTGGTGGAGGCGATCGAGGCGCTGCACGAGGAGCTTCAGGCACCTGAGCGCCGGGAGCGCGACGAGGCGCAGGAGGCCGCGCCGGAGCAGCCCCGCGCGAGCGAGGCCGACGAGATCGCCCGCCTGGTGGAGCAGGCGCGTCTGGAGCGCTGCGCCACCGTGCTGGAGGCGCGCCTGGCGGAGGCCAGGCTTCCGGGGAGGGCTGCGGAGCTGGTGCGCTCCGAGTTCGCGGGCCGCGTCTTCGAGCCCGGCGAGCTGGACCGGCGCATCCGCGCGCTCAAAGAGGCGCTGGACGAGGCTGCCGAGAGCGGCCGGGTGAAGGGCCTTGGCGTCCAGGTGACCCAGGACAGCCGGGACCGGATGATCAAGGCCCTGGACGGGATGTTCGAGGGCCGGGACATTGACGGGGTTCCGGCGTTCCGAAGCTTCCGCGAGGCGTATGTGCGCTGGACCGGCAAGGACTGGCTGACGAGCCCGCTTGAGATCCTGCGGGACACGCACGGCGGCGGCTACGACAGCGAGCGCAGCGTGGAGGCGATGCTGTCCACCACCTGGGCGACGGTGTTCGCCGACCGGATGCACAAGCGCCTGATCGCCGAGTTCAACCGGGCGGACGCGGACCAGGAGTGGCGCCAGATCGCGAGCACGATCAGCAGCGTCTCTGACTTCCGCACGCAGTATCTGGTGAAGTACGGCGGCTTCGGCGTGTTGCCGGTGGTGACTGAGAACGGCACCTACCAGCCGCTCGACAACCCGCTGGACGGCGGTGAGACCTATACGCTGGCCAAGCGGGGCGGGTTGTTCTCCATCACGATGGAGACGATCGCCAACGACGACCTGCGCACCATCCGGAACATCCCGGTGGCCATGGGCCGCGCCGCGCGCCAGACCCTGAACCGTGACGTGTTCGCCGCGCTGACCACGAACCCTACCATGGGCGACGGCGTGACGCTGTTCCACAGCACGAGCACGCTCAGGGGCGGGGACGGCAGCACGACCGGCAGCGGCAACCAGGACTCTACGGCGCTCTCCAGCGCGAGTCTGGCGGCCAGGCGGCTGAACATGCTGAAGCGGGCGACCTTCGGCAACACCATCGGCGGCAACAGGATGGACGCCGGGACGATCATCCCGAAGGTGATCATCGTGCCGCCGGACCTGGAGGAGACGGCCTGGCGGCTGGCCAACAGCCCGGTGGTGGTGCAGACCTCGAACTTCAACGCGACTGAACCCAACTTCCACCGGCTGGGCGCCTACAACGTGCTGGTTGTGCCGTTCTGGACGGATCCGAACGACTGGTATCTGTGCGCGGACCCGGCCGGGGCGCCGACGCTGGAGGTGGGCTTCTTCCAGGGGCGCCAGCAGCCGGAGCTGTTCACGAAAGACGAGTTCGAGGTGGACGCGCTGACCTACAAGATCCGCTTCATCTACGGCATCGCCGTGGAGGAGCCGCTGTGCTGGGACCGCAGCGTGGTGTGACCTGAGAACATGGAGGCAGACCGATGAGTAAAACGAATGTGGGCCATATCGGTTACGTGCCGGGCAGTCATCCGGCCACGGTGTTCGTGCCGACGCTGACGGCCACCACCAGCACGCAGAAGGCGAGCGTCTGGGTGGCTCCGGCGGATGTGGTGGTGGAGAGCGTGACGCTGATCGCCGGGGCGGCGGTCACGGGCAACAACACAAACCGCATCAACCTGAACATCCGCAACGGCGGGGCAAACGGCGCGGGCACCGCGCAGATCGGCCAGCTGCAGTTCCTCTCCGGGGTGGACGTGGCGGCCGGCGACTCCGTCACCATCCCCTGCTCCGGGGCCTCGGCAAGGCTGAACGCCGGCGACAAGCTGGTGGTGGAGGCGGAGAAGGTGGGCAGCGGCGGGACCTGGACCAACGGCAATGGGTTCGTCAAGTTCCGCTTCGTCTAACGAGGTGCGCCTGGTGCGGGCCGGTGACCCGGCCTCCCTGGAGCAGCGTCTGGCGTTTCACCGGACCGACGGCTTCGAGGTGATGGAGACCGTGCGCGACGAGGAGGGCATCTATGTGTCGAGGCTCGAGAAGATCGCGGCGCGGCCGGAAGTAAAGCCGGCCGAGGGCGAGCCGTCTGCCACAAGGCGGCGCAGGAAGGAGTAGGAGCGGGCCGGGCCAGGACCCGGCCCGCACTGTCTTATGCGCGGCAGCGTCTGGTGGGAGCGTGAGCTCGGGCGCATCGAGCGCGAGATGGAGGCGCTTTCGGCGCGCCATCTGCGCGCGGTGAAGCGCGAGCTGGAGCAGGCCCGGGCGCTGGTGCTGCGGGAGCTTCTGGCGGCCCGCGGGGAGTGGACGCGCGGGCGGCTGGAGAGCGTGCTGCGGCGCGTGGACAGCGCGATGAGCGAGGTGGAGCGCCGGCTGCAGCAGGCGCTGGCAAGCGGCATCCAGGAGGCGGGACAGACCGGCGCTGACCGTGCGGACCGCATTGCGGCGCGCTACGCCCCGAACGTCCAGGTGGCCCGCCAGCCCCTTCCCGGCGAGCTGTATCTGGACCTCTGGTCCGACTACGCCTTCGACCTGGTGCGCAAGGGCATCACGGAGCCGGTGAAGGCCGAGATCCGCAACACCATCCGCAGCGGGTTTCTG